GCCGTTGGAGACGGTTGCTGAATCGTCACGCGGGTCCACATTTTTCCAGCCGGAAGCATCATCAGCAATAACTCCCCCACCGCAGCGTGTTGAGCATCGCTTTGACGCCAAACGGAACCTCATTCAAGGCCGCCTCTTGGGCTGCGTCACGGTTGCTCCACAGTTGCGAGACGATCAGGAGAATAGCAGACTTAACCGGGGCCGGGACGCTCGTGCCGTCCGACGAGTAGCCAGCCCACCACGTCACCGTGACGCTGTTCTGATCAACAAGGTGCGAGGGCCACGTCTGGCCGTACAGTGGGCGGCAAACTCCCGGCGTGGCCTGGCGGTCCACCCGGTACGAAGTGGCGTCCAGCGTGGCCGTGGTGCCGCTCACGGCGGGCGTGTACGTGATCGTGATGGCCGTGGCCGTTCCGGCCGTCACCATCGGCGGGCGTGGCAACTCCAAGTCCAGCTGCGGCACGGTGCCTTGGCGGCCGTCAATGTTGTTGCCGTCCGCCTTCAGCCCGAACTGGACTGGCGAGCCAATGGCTCCGTAGAACGAGTCCACGCGCATCTGCCACCGCGTGCTGCAAAACGTCCGGTCGCAATAATCCTCAGCCCAGCGGGTAGCCGCCGTGATAAGGTTGCCAATCAGGGCATCGTCGTCGGTGTTGTCGATGCGCAGGTGCAGCTTCGCCTCGGCCAGCGTCACCGGGTTGCTAGTTGGCTCCGTGCTGCGAATCAGACTGCGGTATCTCATCGGCGCTTTCTCCTGCGCGGGGCGTCTGCGGTTTCAACGTCGCGGTGTTCAGCGGTCGCCACCTCGAGCAGCGGCTGCTCCTCGACGTGATTGACGGCGTAGCCATGCAAGACAAGGCTCTTGGCTGGCCCCTTGTCCATCACGATCACGTCACCACGCCGGTACGCTTGGTAGGGCCTCACGAACCGGATGCGGGCTTGGTCATCTCTCATGCGTTCATCTCCCCGTGTTCAACGCTGCCCCACGCCTCGGGCGGCCTGCGGCCACCCTTGTTCCAGTAGTCGCTGGGGCTCTGGTAGACGGGTTTGAGGTCTCTTCCCGGCCACGTAAATTTCAACTCTGCGTGGCCGATCGCCACCTGCGGGGCAATGCCCAGCGTGTTGCCTGCGGCCTTGAACTGACGCCAGAAGTGAATATCCGGGTCTGTTCGCGTCACTTCGCCAGCAGGGGCGTCACCCCAGTGGCCATCGGGCCTAGGCGTGCCCAGAAACCAAGGCGTAGCCGTCCGCTTGAGTGCTGACGAACGGATCAGCGTGCAGCCGAAATGGGCAGTCTCAACGGGCTGAATCACCGCCTCAAACCATGCGTTGGGCAGCTGCACGTGGCCAATGGTGCCGTCGTGGCCTTGGGGGGTAAACATGGGTACGCCCTCGTCACGTTTCGTCTGCAGCGGGGCCACAGCGTCGTACCCGCTGATCAGGGCTGCCGTCATCAGCCGCTGGATTGTGTCGGCTTCGTACACGGAATCGAAATCGACAACTAGCACCCAGTCCGTCCTTTCAATCATGTCCAGCAGGACACGATCTAGGCACTGTTCCCAGAATGCGCCCGTGAACTTGGTTGGGCGAATGTTCAGCGGCAACAGGGATTGCATTGTGCAAAAGAAATTGTCCTGAAAGCCAAGCCGGGGCACCGAGAACGCCGCCTCAACTAACAAGTCGTGCTCAATGTTGCCTACACGAAACTTCACGAGTGCTCCTTGGTAAACGCCAAACGGGCGGCCGGGCGAACCCAGCCGCCCGCTCTTGGGCGTTTTACTATGTGTGTCCAGCGTCAGACGGCGGCCATGGTGTTCACGTTGGCCTCGGTGGTCGTGACGGCGTGGTTCTCGCCTTTCGACAGCCGGGCGCTGCTGATGACAGCAACCGTCGTAGACGGGCTGACCACTACCGTCAGGTAACGCTTGCGGCCACGCAGATCGACGTTGAAACGGGCGATGCCGCCAACGGCAGCCCCGGTGCTTGCGCCGGTCGCTGCAATCGTGAAGTCCGTGCCGCCGACGAGCCCAGTGATGCTCGTAGCCGAGGTTCCTTGACTCGCCGTGTCCGACTCGCCAACCCGAAGCACGCTCGCCAGCGAGACGTTAGACGCCGTGAAGGGGCTGAAGATCACGTCCACGCTGGCGTACTTATAGCCCAGCGTGTCGATCTCGTGCGTAAACGTCGCACTGGCCGCCACGCTGGTCGTGACGCGGGCAACGCTCTTGGTACCGGCTGCATGGTTCATCGTCGGGTTCTCCTAGGAAGTTGTGAGTCAGTTTCAAGCAAGCTTGAGAGCCACGACCGGGCCAGCTTCGGTGTTGGTGCCGAGCGAATGCACGTTGATGTCGAGCCGCTGGATGGCACGGAACGCGGTCTGGTCCGCCTCGAAGTACCGGTCGGTGCTCGTCGCAACCTGCATGTCGGACTTCTTGCCCATGATGCCAGCCAGCGACAGGTCGCCAACGTAGGCCGCAATGGTGCCCGTAGTGGGGGCCGCAGTCATCTTGAGCACCCACACGACGGGCAGGCCAAGGAACGTGTTAGGCGTGCCCTGGGCAAGGTTAGCCGCCGTGTTGCCGCCCGACAGGGCACCGATGGTGCCGCTGCCAGCCGTGCCGCTCGACAGCATCATCCGCTGCACGCTGTTGTGGTACACGCTAGGGTGCATGTACCAAGACGAGGTGCCGATGGCGTAGCGGGGAAGCTTGGCCAGAGCAGCGAGATAATCGTCAATGTCCAGGCTGGCAATCGTGGTGTTGCCAGTCGCGGCCGACTGAATCGACGCGGTGTGCGTGCCATCGTCGATCTGCGACAGGCCACGGATGCCGCCGGTCGCACTAAGTCCGGTGCCATTAAACGCCGCGTCATCAATCCGCGATGCCATTTCCGTGGCGTACTCTTGGGCAAGCCACTGAGCCACCGAGATGGAATTGTCGGCCAGGAGCTCGTTTGACACCTTCGTGGCGATTGCCAGCTTCTTGGCCACCAGCTGCACCATCGTCGCGGTGGGGTCGGAAGGCGTAATGGTCGTGTTTTCGCCAATCCAGTAGCCGGTCACGCCCGTCAGACGCTTGGGCACCAGAAGGGTGTCCGAAGACATTGTGACGTTCTGGAAGGCGGTCGGGGCCACGCCAAAAGTTTCGACAAGGCGGATGATCGTGTCACTGAACTGCTCGAACACGAGCACGCCGCCCAGGCTGTTCACCTGGCCGCCCATGTCGCGGTACTCGGTGCCGAGGTGGTCGGAGCACCACTGCCGGGCATTGCGGTCACCGAAGTGGGCCTTAAGCCACTGGCCGCAGCGGTGGGCAACCTCGGGCGACTCAAACACGCCGGGCTTGTAGCCACGGTATGACACCGCCTCGATGCGAGTCTTCACGGAAGTCTCCACGGGTGCAGCACGATTCAGAACCTTGAGCAATTCGGCCTTGCGAAGCTCGGCGGCCTCAGCCTTGGCGATCGCGGCCTTGATCCGCTCAGCCTTGGCGAGCAGCGAGTCGTACTGAGCCTGGCGGGCCTCGGCCTTGGCTACAGCGGAGCGCTGTCCTTCGTCGGCGGGCTTCTCGTCGCCTTCCATCGCCGTCTCTGTTTGCTCTTCGGCTGCGTCATCGAGCATGCCGAGCTCAGCGAGAGTGGCGGCGAGTTCGTCGAGAAGTTCCTTAACCTTGCTGGCGGCCATGTGTGTGGCTCCTGTGTGCGGTAGGTGTGTTGACCTATTCGCACGGTAGAGCCGGGCCGGGCAGTCCTTGCAGAAGCAGGGCGTGGCGTGAGTACCTAACTAGGTACAGAGCGCCGGCGTATGTCGCACGACTTCACGACGTGCTTGGCCGTCTTGCGGCACGCGGGACATCGCAGATAGCGAGTACAGACGCCGCCCCTGTCCACCGACGCATACACGCCGTAGCGTGCCGCCCGGCACTCGCACACATCACCCGACTTGACGGCCATGCTGCCTCAAAAACCTGCGGATATGCTTTTCGGTCTTCGCGTCCCGTCGAAGTGCCGGCAGCTTCAGCGCCGGTCGGTGCGATTGTAGAAACCGCTCATAGCTGCGAACTGCCACGCCCGTGGTGGCCTGCTCGTACGCTGGCGTCAGCACTGGGGAAACGTCGTAGACGCCTTCCACGGAAATCACGCTACGCAAGGCCGTGCCATCTTCGTCTTTGTCCCACGACTCCTCGCCAATGACGAACGCGAAGCTTGAGCCCCAGACATCACCTCGAGCGATGAGCGTAGAGAGATCCCGGCCCAGCTGCGTGTCAGGCACCTCAACGCTGTACCGCATGCCCTCGTCATCGGTGTCCACCGTCAGCGTGCCGCTGCGAGTTGAGCCCAGGACGAAGTTTTGGTCATGGTTCCACAGGGCCACGACTGGGTGTGGCTGCTCTTTGAGGGCACGAGTAAACGCCCCCGGCAGAATCTGCTCGCGGAACGTGCCCAGCATCGTTGAGCGGACGTTGTACTTGGCCGCATAGCCACCGATGTACGCCTTGCCGGCTTCTCGGGTTTCGAGCGTCAGCGGAAGAGCCACGCAGCGGCGTTCCATTTCAATGTTCATGTTTCGGCCCTCGTTGTCTGCGGCATCCATCTGCCGAGTGAGTTTGTTTGCCCATGCCTGGCCGGGATCGCCGCCCCACAGAGCCCAGGCGATACGCCCAGCACTGGGAAACCCGTCTTCGCTTGGCTGGAATCCTTGGCCCTTCTTGTCCACCTCATGACGAGCGAAATACGACGCCATGCGGCGTGCAGTGTCGGGGCTGATATTCGTGCCGTTGGACAAGTCACGAGCACGGGCCACGCCAATGCCTGTTCCGCCACGGTTGAACTCGTCGCGCCATGCCAGCCCTCTGGAGGCCTCCTTGCGGACACCATCAGGTGGCGTGAAGTCGATGTTGTCGTACTTAGCCACGCTTGCGGCTCCGAGATTTTGGCTTCGCCTTCTCTTCAGGCGGCGGGGGCGGCAGCGGGTCAATCTTCGTCAGCGTTGAGAACTTGTGGCCTACCTGCGTGTCGGTCTTCTTCCAGCCGCCTGAAACTTCTTGGTAGACGCTGATTAGCGCGGCTGGATCGTCCGCCGTTCCCTCAATATTGAAATCGCTGCCCGGCACGTTGATCGTGCCGTCGCGCACCACGCGGTCAATCTTGCCACGACCACGGCCGCCCGACGAGTTCCACGACACAAAGTCGCCAACGTCCACGGCGTCTGGGGCAGAACGCGGCACCGGGCTAACAGGATTAACGGCACCTTCTGGCGGCGTCACGCCGTTCAACAGATCGTCGGTGTACGACACGGGCAGGTTGTCGGCCGGGGCGGGCTCGCCAGCGTTGCCCACGCTGGCATCTGCCGCGATGCCCTGCATCGTGGTCAAGTTCATCTGCATGTACCGCTGATCGCCTTCTGGGCCGATCGGGTTCATGTTCAAAACCTCTCTGCATTCGTTGACGCTGTAGATGCCGGTGGTGAGCATCGTTTGCAGCCATGCACCTTGGGCGGCCAAGTCGCCACGCAGCAGGCCACGGGTGTCAAACTCTGCGAAGTAAATCTCGTCCTGCGTCACCAAGTCGCGGGTGATGGCAGATTCCCAACGGCGGAACCACGGCAGAAGCGTCTGCTGCACTAAGTCAATGGCGGCCTGCTCCTGGCTCGCGTATCCCACTTTGGTTTTGTCTTGGACATACGACGGGTCAACGCGGTAGGCCCGGCATATCTCAACCGTCTGATAGGCCCGCGTCTCGAGGAACTGGCTCGCCTCGTTGGACGCCTGCACGTCTTTCCAATGCACGCCCTGCGGCAGCACAGCTGTGCGGTGTGCCCTGTCAGCACCACGGTGGATACGCTCAAACTGCTCACGCAAACGCTCGGCAGTCTCGACCGTTATCGGGTTGTCGCTTTCCATGAGCCCTGACAGCCGGCAGGCGTTGCCGAAGTACGATCCGCCGTGAGCCTCAAGGGCTTGGGCCAGGGCGATAGCGTCACGCGAGAGCGTGATAGGCAGCATGCCGGTCACGCCGTCCTGGCTCAGCCACCGCAGGTGGAAAATCTGATCCTGCCGGTAGTAAGACTCGGTGCCGTTCTGCTCGCGGTAGCAATACCGCAGCGTCCCGTCCTCCAGCTGCTTCACCGTCATGCGTGACGGGTGCAGCGGCCAGAGCTCGGTGACAGCCCCGGCGGAACCGCTGCGGATCTCAGCGTAGGCGTTGCCGTACAGAAGGCAGTGAGCCGTCAGCATCTCGCGGAACTCAAACGACGTTTGCCAGCCGTTGGGTGCCTGCGAAAGAATCCGATACAGCGGCAGATCACGGGCACGCTCTTTGCCGCCCTCTTGCAGCCGCCGATACAGGTGCAGCGGAATCGTGGCGACGTTCTCGGCAATGAGCCGCACGCAGGCCAACACCGCCGAGCACATCAATGCCGTCTCGGGCGTGATGCGAACACCGGCCGGGCCTCGAGCAGGCGACTCGCTCCACCCATCGCCGTACGAGCCACGCAGGTCAATGATTCGGTACGACTTTTCGGGCGTCTCGGCGTTGGCGATCATATCGTGTGGATGTCCCAGGTTTGTTCTGGCTTCGGTGCCGTCGCCTTCTGCCAGAGGCCAACGGCCTCAACGAGCCCAACCATGCCGTCGATGCGTTCAGTGCTCTTGCTTTTGCTTAGCTTGATGTCGCCTGCGTGGTTCATTTCAATGGCAACCGAACTGGCCATCCACGACAGCAGCGGGTTATTGGCGTGCCGCAGCTTTCCCGAAAGCACC